AGTGCTAGTCTCAACAGTTTAAATGTTTGGGACTTCGACGGTAATGAAAGTTTAATAACAAACTCAGGACCGTGGGCCAGCAGTGGTAATCACTGGGCCATAGGTGTGTTCCAATGGCATTCAACAACTTCTACCAAAGACAGTTTTTGGAGTGCTGATGGATCAAAAACTTATGCCGTTTCAAGTAGTACAATTGGCACTTGGGATGGCGAGATAGACTATGACGGTAGTAACAGTATCAGTAGTGGCCTTGCCAAAAACATCTTCACAGTAGGTATTAATAGTAGTACTTGGACGATTGTAAGTACGGTGTTCAATAAAACAGGTGGCCGAATAATTGGTAGACTGAACGGCACTACTAGAACTGGTGTAGACTCTTATGACAGTTCAATGAATACCAACGCAACTGATGTTCGTATGATGCGAAACAGAGCAAATGTAAAATTAGATGGACGTATGGCAGAATATTTCCACGTAGCAGGTGCTCCAGGTACAGGTGGAACAGATATAACTGATGTTGAAAAAGCAGAAGGTTATATTGCCCACAAGTGGGGTTTGGCTAGCAGTTTACCTTCAAGTCACCCATATAAAAGTGTAGCACCAACAGGATAAATATTACTATGAGCAATGATTTAGAAAATAAAAAACAGGCAGTCTTTAATTACGTTAGAACAATGCTCGGCGATGGTATGATCGACATTGAACTTGATCCTAACCATTATGATGTAGCATTAGAAAAAGCACTTGGCAAACTTAGACAACGTAGTGAAAACGCTGTAGAAGAATCATATGCTATACTAGAGTTTCAAGAAGACACAAACGATTATATTTTACCCAATGAAGTAATTGAAGTTAGAGAACTTTTTAGACGTTCAATTGGTTCACTTTCAGGTGGCGGAGATGGTGGAACATTATTTGAACCGTTTAACTTGGCTTATACAAATTCATATCTTTTAAGTTCATCACAAATGGGTGGACTTGGTACGTATTATGCTTTTGCAGGATATCAAGAACTAGTAGGTAAAATGTTTGGTAGTTTTATTAACTTTAAGTTTGATCCTGTAAGTAAGAAACTTACAATTATGCAACGTCCTAGATCAGACGAACAAGTATTAATGCAACTATATAATTATCGTCCAGACTTTAATTTATTAAGTGATCCATATGCTGGACAATGGCTTAAAGACTACACACTAGCAGTATGTAAATATATGCTAGGTGAAGCAAGAAGCAAATTTGCAACCATATCAACACCGCAAGGCGGAACTTCACTCAACGGTGATGCTCTCAAAGCAGATGCAATGGCCGAAATGGAGAAATTGGAAATGGACTTGGCAAATTACGTAGATGGTTCTAAACCATTATCATTCGTAATTGGCTAAAAAACACTTGACTTTCCTATACAATGACTATACAATTTAGAGATACTTTTAATAAGGAATCTTTTATGATAATTGGTATTTGTGGACTTATAGGTTCAGGTAAAGGAACTGTTGCAGACTTTTTAGTTGAACAACAGGGATTTACAAAACTATCTTTTGCAGACAAACTCAAAGACGGCGTTGCTAGTGTATTTGGCTGGGACAGAGAAATGCTTGAAGGCAATAACCCAGACTCTCGTGCATGGCGTGAAAAAGTTGATCCTTATTGGAGTACTGAAACAGGAAGTCCTGTTACACCAAGACTAGTATTACAACTATTTGGAACTGATTGTATGCGTAACGGATTCTACGATGGCATATGGGTTAGTTTAGTTAAAAAACAACTATTAGATAATCCACAAGGAAAATTTGTAATTCCAGATGTGCGTTTTGAAAATGAAGCAAATATGCTACGTTCAATAGGCGGATATCTTTGGCGTGTAAAACGTGGAGATGACCCTGAATGGTGGACTACTGCACAACATCAAATGCGTCAAGTTAATAGTAACAAAGGTGCTAAGAATATTGTAGTTGCACATAAAATGGAAGAAAATCATCCTGAAGTACACATATCAGAATGGGCATGGTGTAATGTTGATTTTGATGCTACTATTGAAAATAATGGTACTGTTGAATTCCTTAGAAATCGGGTGTTAAATCACCTTGCTTCCAAGTAAATCCTTCCTTGTGTAATACACGTTGACAATTAGCACATACTGTTTTAAGATTATTATGTCGACAGTTTGTTAGATTACCATCAATATGATATACTGCAAACTGTTCTTCATGCTTACTTGTAAATCCGCACTTGTCGCATTTATCTTTTTGTCTATAACCAAGTTGATGCCATAGTGGAACTGTAGGTGTTCTACCCCTTGCACATTGTTCGCATTTACTTCTATAGTAAGTCTTGCGAGCCTTCTTATAATTAACTGCACAGGGCCTACGGTTGCATGTTTTACATAAAGGTCTAGTCATATACATATTTACCAGCCCTTTTCCATACCTTTTTCGCCATATGTAATACCGCAAATTTGCCTAACATGGCTAAATATGTTTAAGAACTTAATTTAAAGGAGTAACAAGATGGCACTTACATCACCAGGAGTTGAAGTTAGCGTAATAGACGAAAGTTTTTATACGCCAGCCGCGGCCGCAACGGTACCACTAATTATCGTAGCAACTGCCGCTAATAAGCCAAACGGCGCAGGTACAGGAACAGCACAAGGAACAATTAAATCTAATGCTGGTACACCATACCTAATTACATCACAAAGAGAATTAACAGAAACGTTTGGTAATCCAACGTTTTATACAGATTCATCTAACAATCCATTACACGGCAATGAACTAAATGAATACGGACTACAATCTGCATATTCATTCTTAGGTGTAGCAAATAGAGCATACATTGTAAGAGCAGACGCTGACTTAGGAGAACTTAAAGGTTCTGCATCAGCACCAGCAGGTACGCCAGCAGATGGTACATATTGGTTAGATACAAACGATTCATTATTTGGTATATTTGAATGGAACCGAGCAACACAAAAATTTACAAACAAGATTCCTTTAGTTCTTAACTCCGCTACACAACTTGTTAGTAATTTATCTTCCGGTGATCCAAAACCAAGCGTAGGTGCAAAAGGTGATTACGCAATCGTAACTGCTAGAACATCAAACGATGCTTACTATAAAAATGCAGATAATGCATGGGTTAAAGTAGGTTCAACAACTAGTGCAAACATTGCCGCTTTAACAAGTGGTGATTCAACTTTTACTTCAGATAGTTGGGCATCAAGTTGGCCAACAATACAAGGTACAGTAGCAAGTCCAACATTAGGAAATGGTCAAGGACTTGTAATTAACGGAACAAGTGTTACACTTTCAGGTACAACTGTTACTGCACTTGCAAACGCAATTAACGGTGCAAGTATAACAGGTGTTGGTGCAAAAGTTACAAGCACAGGCATTTTAGAAATATACAGTGACGGAACTTCAACTTCAGATGGTACTACAGATGATGGTGCTATTGTTATTGAAGATTTAGTAGGAAGTACATTAAAAGCAGACACTGGAATTACAGCAACTTATTATTCAGGTGCGGCTGTACAAATTTCAAAACACTCAAATGTTCCAACATGGAAGTCAACTGATACTGTAACAGTAGCAGGAACTTCTAGAAGCGGAATTAAACCAAGCGGAAGTGTTTGGATGAAAACTACTTCACCAAACTTAGGTGCTAATCTTAAAGTTCAAGTTTGGAATGACAGTTTAGGTGTGTGGTCAACAACAGTTGCTCCACTTTACAACACTAGAGAAGAAGCAGTAAACACAATTGATGCTACTGGTGGAACACTTATACCTGCAGGTACAGTATTTGCTCTTGCAAACATTACAGGCAGAGGAACATCAGAAGATAGTACAACAGGTGTTGAAAAACTTGTAAACTTTAAATTATACAGAAGAGTAACAAGTTCACCGACTAGCGTAACAGGTACTGAACAAGGTGCAAATCCAGTTGTTGCAACAGGTACACTTACAATGGCAGAAACAGATAACGGTAGTAACGTTTATCAAACTGCTAAAACTGTAACAGTATCAACAGCGACAGTTGAAGGAGTTGCGTCAGCAATTAGTGCGGCAGGCTTTGAACACATTACTGCAACAGTAAGTAATGGTTACCTTTCAATTAGTCATGCATTAGGCGGCGAAATTAAAATTACAGATGCGTCAAATATTTTAGCAAGTGCAGGTTACACAGCATGGGCACGTTCAAGTGCAGGTGTTGAAACAGGTACAGCAAATTATTATACAGCAGGCGCAGATGACAATCATTCACATATCATTAGTAACTGGAAACCACTTGTATACGAAGCAAGTGATAATGCTCCAACAGCAACTCCAGCAGATGGTACGTTATGGTATAACACTACACTAGACGAAGCAGACATTTTAGTACATGATGGAAGCAAGTGGGTAGGTTACTTAAACTACACACCATTAGCAGGTGCAACTGATCCTAAAGGACCTATTGTATCAGCAACTGCTCCATTAAAAACAGGTGGACAGTCAGATGCTAGTGATTTAGTTGAAGGCGATATTTGGATTTCAACTGCTGATGTTGACCAATACGGTGCAAAAGTTTACCGTTGGGATAATTCAGCAACTGAATGGGTATTAATTGACGTAACAGATCAAACTACAGAAGATGGAATTCTTTTTGCAGATGCACGTTACGGTTCAAGTGGTGCAACAGGTGACACAGCGGCAACAATTGAAACGTTGTTAAGTTCAAACTATGTTGATCCAGATGCTCCAGATCCAGACTTATACCCAAGAGGTATGTTATTATGGAACACAAGACGTTCAGGTTTTAACGTTAAGAAATTTGTAGCAAATCAAATTGATATAACAGCAAACAGTGGACTAAACAAACGCTTTGGCGATGAAGCAATGACAAACTATAAAACTGCACGTTGGATTGGCTGGAACACAGTTAATGCAGACGGTTCAGGATTGTTTGGTAGACATTCACAACGTCAAACTATTGTTGCAGGACTTAAAAGTGCAGTAGATGCAAATGAGTTACTACGTGATGAAGAAACACGTAACTTTACATTGTTAAGTGCTCCTGGATATCCAGAACTTGCAAGTAACTTAATTGGACTAAACGTAGACAGAGGCTTAACAGGATTTGTTGTTGCTGATACTCCGTTTAGATTAGCACCAAATGCAACTTCACTACAAAACTACGGTAATAATACAGCAGGTGCAACTGCAGACGGAGAAGACGGTTTAGTATCATATGATGAGTATATGGCGGCGTTTTATCCAGCAGGTTTAACAACTGATGTGTCAGGTAAGAACATTGTTGTTCCACCAAGTCACATGATGCTACGTACTATTGCAGTAAGTGATGCAGTATCGTTTCCATGGTTTGCTCCAGC